GGTTTGGCGATGGTTGCGCGCAAACTTGCTGCCGTTTGCACCTGTCAGCATCACACAAGGCGCAGATGGGATGTACCCGATTGTCTGGCAAAAAGACATGACTGCCAACGACACAGTTGCAAATGTAGACGCAGAGCGGAATCAATGGGAGCGTACAAGCCCAATCACCGTAGAATTTTTGGACAGTGAACCGCGCAACAATTTTGCCATTGCCTACAACAAAAGCGGACTATCGGATCGAATGGTAAGCCGTGCAACGTTAGACGGTAGCAAAAGCAGCTCAAACAGCTATGCGCGCACATCTTTTGCCCGGTATGGGCGTAGAGACAAGGCAGAACAAGACGCCATTGGTTTCTATCAGTCTGCAGACGTTGATGCGGTTTTGTCATGGTGGTCGCGCATTTATGGGTTTCCAATCAAAACAACAGAATACACTGCACCAATTGAATGGGGCTGGTTAGAAGCTGGGTCTTACATCGTGTTTTCTGACTATCGCTTGCGCATTACAGACCAAATTGCAGTGGTGCAAGCTGTTGAGTTCACAGAAGATCAAATAGTAGGCTTGCGCTTGGTTTGGTTGGAAGATCTACCACGCGATAGCCGGTTTTTGTGATACAAAATAAACGGAGGTTTTGAACCATGGCCGCAATTGATACAGACGCAGCACAACTGCCAAACCACAAGAAGGTGACGCTTTCCAGTACGCCCATGACAATGCAGGAATTTTCAATTCCAGGCAAAGCAGAAAGAGTAGAAATACAATTTGAGGGTGCAACAGTGACTGGACAAATCGTGTTCAACGGTGGCACAGACGGCGCTGTGATTTCTTCGGAGCTTGCATATCCTGTACCCGGCGACAGTTCGTTTTTCTATGGTTTGGGACGCAGCAAACAAACGCATTCAATTTGGATTGCTGCTGATACCGCGTCAACCGTTGCACATGTCATAATTTACGAGGCCTGATAAAATGCCGTTTACCCGTTTTGCAAGTTCTATTCTCCAAAGCAATCAAGACGTTGTAGCGTCGGATCTTACCGTCGATTCGCAAACGGTGACGGTGGATACTGTCGAGAATCGTCTTGGGGTCAACACTGACACGCCATTGGGCACAATCGGTGTTGACGGTGATTTGTATTTTCAACCCACCGCGATTTCTACTTCTCATGTGTACACGGCCGGATCGTTAGATATTCGCGCTACAGATAACATTAAGCTTGGCACTGATGACGCCGACAGCGTGCGCATTGGAAGAACAAACACAACAGGCGCCAAGGTACACATCAGAAGCGGTTCTGATGCGGATCTTGTTGTTACAAATTCAAAGGTTGGTATTGGTACAGAAACACCGACACAGGCGTTAGAGCTGGACGGCAATATCCAACTGTCCCCAACTGCTATTTCCACGGCCCACCTCTACACGGCCGGGTCTTTGGATGTACGCGCAACCGCAAACATTAAGATCGGAACCGATGGCGCAGATAGCGTCAAAATCGGACGCACCAATTCTACCGCTGCGAAATGTCATATTCGATCAGGCGGTGAAAATGACTTGGTAGTCACCAATTCAATGGTTGGAATTGGCACCGATGCACCCGATCACACGTTGAGCGTTGCAGGTGACATCGATTTGTCAGGCGGTCTAAGCTTTGACGGGGGAACGGCGGTAACGTCAATTGATACAGATCTTTCCTCAGTCAGTGGAGCGCACGACACATTGGTTACGGCTAAAGCTGCCAAAGCTTACGCGGACAGCGTTGGTGGTGGTGGAACTTCTGATCTTTCAGATGTCACAGGTACGCTGGCAGTTGCTAACGGCGGCACCGGGGCCACTACTTTGACCGATGGCGGGATCTTGTTGGGTTCTGGTACGGGGGCAATCTCCGCAACTGCAGTTCTGGGCAATGGTGAGCTGTTAATTGGTGATGCAAGCGGAGATCCGACAGTTGCAACTTTGACGGCTGGCGATGGTATCGACATCACAAACGGATCCGGCAGCATCACAATCGCAGCAGAAGAAAGCAGCGCAAGCAATTTGGGCGCGGTCATCGTTGCCGGTGGTACTGACTGTACAGTCACATATAGCAGCGGGACAGCTACCGTAGCCGTTGATGATTTAGCAGCGGCCAAGATAACCAGCGGCACGTTTGCCGATGCGCGGATCGCATCGTCGTCTGTCGTACAGCATCAGGCAGACATAACCGGATCGGGTGCATTGAACAGCGGAACGATAACAAGCGGATTTGGCGCAATTGACAACGGCGCGAGCGGGTACACAACGACAGGCGCAGCGACAGTTGGAACCGTTTCAGCAACGCAAGACACCAACGGGGAAACGCTGCCAATTGTGGTAAAGAATGCAGACGACACAGCAGACGCCGATGCAGCTGTGGGCTATGGCTTCGACTTACAAACGACGGCGGGCGCTACAGTCAACAGCGCTAAGATTGTTGCAAAGAAAAAAGAAAGCTTTACCGCTACAGCATCCACGCAAGACGCAAAGCTCGAATTCTACGTCACGAAAAACGGAACAGAAGCCAAACAATTCACGCTGCAAGGCGGCAATGAATTGCGCTTTTCTAACTCCAACAGCTCTTTGACAGTGGCCGATAGCTCAGGGGATAACCAAGCCGGAAAAAACATCGTCATCGAAGCCGGCGCTGGTACGGGTTCTGGGGTTCCTGGAAAGTTTGAAGTTAAGGTTTCGCAGCCAACAGGCACTGCAGCGGACGTGCAAACGCACAATTCTGCAATTGTTGCAGATGGAAATGGGGTTAGCATTTACACCGGAAACAGTCTTGCAGCGTTGGCAAACGACACCGGATTTGGCGAAATCATATATTGGGGCACAGAGGATGGCACAGACAGTCTTGCAGCCGGTCGTCTAATGTCGCTTAATACTTCTGGTGTGTGGAAGTACGCAGATGCAGATGCAGTTGCAACGACAAACACATTGCTGGCAATTGCGTTGGGTTCTGCTGTGTCCGATGGGTTGCTGGTAAAAGGTTATTTCAAGCTGAACAGCTTTATACAAGGCTCATTTGCGGCGGGCGCTCCTTGTTTTGTGTCAGAAGCATCTGGCGAGGTTGATTTTGTGGCACCAAGCGCAGCCGGTGATGTGCTTCGCATCATTGGCCATGGCACATCCGAAACAAATGTAATTCTGTTCGATCCATCGAATGATTACGTGGAGCTGTAATGCCAGATTACGTGAAATTTGATGGTGTTGCGGCAGCAGACATCGTGAAAATAGACGGTGTTGCAAAGTCAACCATCGCCAAAGTTTGCGGTGCTACAACACCTGCGGACAGTGCAACGACGGCGACACGATGGGTGGTTGCGTTGGATGACGCCTTTTTAGGATATGCGCCGAATTCTGATTTGACCGATTGGACCACATACGACCACCTGACGGGAACCGGACATCCGCAAGCGTTCGATATATGCGCCGGAAAAAATGCAAGCGGTAACCTGATTTACATCTGCAGCAGAGATAGTGTGAGCGCTGAATTGATGGTCAGTGGTGAGGATGTAACTTCAACGTCAAGCTGGACAACGGTGGATCTTGGAAGCGGCGATCAAGATCAGTTCCGGATCATTTGGTTTGATGACGGATCGACGAGCGGCGTTTGGCTTGCAGTGGGCCGTCAAGCATCAGCAGGCGTTGCGCGTTCTACAGATGGTGGAAGTACATGGTCAAACGTTGCGCTTTCTGGTCTGACTGGGCACGACACCACAATAGGAATTCAAGCTATGGCATATGGCAACGGTGTTGTAATGCTTGCGCAGGATGAGAGAATCTACACAAGCACAGACAACGGTGCATCGTTTTCTGTTTCAACGCCATTTTCAAGCAATACGCCCACAGCGGCAAGAGCTTTAACATACACGAATTCGTCTTGGGTGCTCATTTGTGGTCGGGAAGGTGATCTAAGGATTCGCACGTGCGCAGATTCCGATCTTACTGACTGGTCAACGGAATATACACCCAACACATTGACGAGAAATCCAGGTAACAAATTTGACGATACAGTTGTAGTTGCATCATACCAAGGCCGAGTTTGTCACATCACAAGCAAAGATCGTTACCTTTCCTATTTTGATGTAGACGGCAAAACAGTATCAAATATCAGCTTGGTTACGCTTGACATGAACAGCGTTTCAAACCGCGCAGAAGATATTGCAACTGATGGCCAAACGTGGGTGATTGCAGCCAGAGAAGGTGACATTTGGAAGTCGGTCGATTCTGGCGAAAGCTGGTCTAAGGTGATCGATGATCTTGGCGGAATCAATGATCACGCTATGGCGATTTGCAGTGATGTGCTGACGGTTATCTGATGCGCACGATTTGCAAAATCATTGTGCACCATTCTGCATCACCTGCTGTATCAATGGAAAAGATCGAAGAGTGGCACATCGAACGCGGATTTTCCGAAATTGGGTATCACTTTGTTGTGCAAGCAGGCGGTTTTGTGCGTTTGGGTCGCAAGCTTGACAGGATAGGCGCGCACTGCAAAGGCCACAATTCAGACAGCGTTGGCGTCTGTGTCGTCGGCAGCTTTGAAAACGGGCAACCGGTGCCGGGCTCGCAGTGGGTCGCACTTGTTGCCATTGTTGGCGATTTGTTGCGGCAGTTTAATTTGTCTGTACGTGACGTATACGGGCACAAAGAATTGGGACAAACGCTGTGCCCCGGTTTTGATTCGCAACTGTTGCGAGATGCGCTTGCAGATGAATGCAAAGTCTGACAGGGTGTTGCTAATGCTGGCGATCGGTTTGGTTGTCGGTTCAATCATTGTTTGGGAGTTTTTGAAAAATGGCAGTTATTAGAAATGGATTTAACAAATTGTTCTGCAGTCAGACGCGCATCTCATGGCGACGTCTTGCCGTTTTTAGCTCTTCTTGTGCTTTTTTGTATGTCGGCAAAATCGAACCGGCAGAATGGGTAACCATCGCCATCGTTTACATTGCTGGTGATTCGTTGCCGGCAGCACTTGGCGCTTTGAAAAAATGAGCGATTTGGCGCCTGCACTGCTGTTTGTTGTGTTGGGTGCTGTCGTTGCATGGTGCCTGCGTTCGATAGGTGCGAAGCCATACAAGCAAAAAACGCCTGCAAGGCCTCGAGAATCGCCCGCAATGCGCAAAGCACGTAAAACCATAGAACAACAGGGGAAAGCAGACGCAGACGCCATTGTGAACGATTTAAAAGCACAAAACCGTTTGCAGAGGTTAGTCAACCGTGCAAACAGAAGGCGCAGAAACAAATGATCGGTTTTATTTGGGCTTTTTCTGTTGCTGCTGCTGGTGTACCCGTGCCAGAGCCAACGCCTGATGAATGCGCAGAAAGCATTGCAATTGCGCAAGGTAAAGCAATACCGGCTGCACTGATTGACGCAGACGGCCGTGCAAAATGTTCTGGCATTTTGGAACCAACAAGCAGTTTTGCGCATTTGCTGGCCATTGAAAAAGACGCACAAACGGCCGAAAAGCTACATGCGCTGGACGTGTCTATTTTGCAAACAGAACGCGATTGGTATCAAAAGCAGTTAGAAGAACAACAGAACGTCAAATGGTGGCAGACACCACAGGCACAGCGGACAATAGGCAGAATAGAAACACTTGTAACGGTTGCAGCGGTTGCCGGAATTGCTGCCGCTGTCTACAATGAGACAAACGGGCGGTAGAAATGGAAATCAAAGATCTATGGGTTCCTGGTGTTAGTGCCGTTTTAGCCATTGGGGCAGCACTTGCAACCACGCAAGCAACCGCACAAAGCGCAGATGAGCTGCAAGACAGATTGCGCGAAGTAGAAGTTAAACAGGCGTCTGAGGATGCGACCAAAATCATGGTAAAGCAAAACACAGAACGCCTGGAAAGGCTCGAATCGATTGTTGAAAAGATAGCAGAACAGCAACTCAAAACGTTGCAAAATCAAGCGATTATGTGCGCCAAATTGGATGCAAACTGCAAGTAGCTACCACGGCAAAGCATCTTCGAACGTGTTCAAAATGACATTTGCAGAGCATGCCAAATCACCAAGATCTAATTGCGTGTAGATTTGATCGCATTCGTAATCATCCAAGCGACTGCACAATCCCAGCAAAAACCCAAACGTGACCGGATCTGACAGGTCCACAACTGGGTCAAAAACGCCTGCAAACGACTGCAAGCCGGTATCAGGACACAAAACCGTGTAGCCGTCAGCAGTCAGCTGCACAATGCGCGTGTGCGCTGCGTCTAACCATATATCCTCGGGGCTTCTGTTGATCGCCATACCGGCAACAAAACGCCAACCAGGCAAAACGGCTGCGCGTTCTGACAACTCAGCCAAAACCCCGTGCAATGTGTGTGCTTCTTCTTGTGTCATTTTTGACACCCAAAACCAGAAGCGCACGACCACTCACCGCGACTGTCACCGCATCTGCGTCTGTGTTCCACAAACTCTATCGGGTGACCACGGCGGCCGCACATTGTACAGCCAACGTCTGTTAGCTCTTCTACGCCGGCCAATTTGGCGTCGGTTAGTTTTCGTTCTGCTTCATGCATTGTCTGTGCCATCAGGTCATCGTCCCGCCTGGCGTCCAGCTTCTCGCAGTAGTCATCAAATGAAAATGCACAAATACCTTCCCGCCTTGCCTTGTCTTGCCAGCGTTCCCGCTTTGGTGCCGGTGGTATCTCGTCAACGTATCCAACAAACAAACGTTCGTTGCGTTCTGCGCGTCGGTCGATGTCGTCACAGAATGACGAGCCGGGGCGCTGGTCGGGGTAAGTGCTGTTGGGTTTTTTCCAGCTCATGCAAAACCTACCATGCATATCACCAAAAACAGCCACACCATAGCGTGCAATGCTTCTTGTGTTTCGTTGTTCATTTTGTTTTTTCCTGTTGTTCTTGTGGGCTTTGTGTTCCACACAGATTTTGTATCATTGCAAAAATATATCTGTCAAGCATAAACCGTACAGCAAAGCAAAAACCGTTACAATGCAAACGGCTGCAGATTCTGCACACTGCAGCAAGTGAGCCCGGCAGATCCTCCCCAGGTCAGCCGGGCTCGCGCCTCGTTTAGACTCCCCTGTCTAATGCAAGGCGATCTACTGCCTGTCTGTACCTGTTTGGGTCAATTTCTGCGCCAACGTATCGCCTGTTTTGTCCAGAACGCGCAACAGCCCGTCCGACCGAACACAAGCCCGCGTAAACGTCCAAAATTAGATCGCCTGGATTGCTCCATACTTCGATCATGTTTTGCTGATAAGAAATGGGTTTTTCGCTGTGCGCTAACGCTTCACCGCTACGGTTGCCGCGTCCCCTGTGTTGCTCTGTGACGTGCACAGAACGCAGCAATTTTGTAGTGACGGGTTTTGGTTTGCCTTTGCGATAGATCAAAATCGGTTCTGCATTGCCGCGCCAATGAAAGCCGCTTCCAGGTGCGCCCGTTTTAGCCCATGCTCCACCTGTCACGTATTGCCACGCAATAGCGTCTACAGTTGCTGCAGAAACCCATTCGATCAACAATGGAAAGGTAGCCCACAAAATTAGATAGGCATCATCAGCAGCGCAATCAAAAGCCATGCGCACGTGCTGCACAATGTTTTGCATAGTCAAACACGGATAATAACTTGCAGCACTGCGCGTTTTGTCTCCACTGTTGCTGTATGACCAGGGAGGGTCACAGAAAACTAAACGCGCATCAGACACAGACGCAGCAATTGATGCAAAATCGGTGTTGTGCAATTGTATGTTTTGAGGCTGCGCAGGTTCTGGCACAGACAGCAACGGAATTTGCGTCATTCGTTCAACCCATCGTCAAACGTCGCTAGCTTCTGCAAAGCCTGTTGCGCGTCGTCTGTGCTCCATTCTTTGTAGTCGCATTTTTTCCAGTTGCTGCACCACAAACCCGGCCGATTTTTAACGCTTTTTGGCAGGTTTTCTTGAATTTTCCACCATGCGCGGTAGTTAATGTCAATGTTCAAAACAGAACCGCATTTTTGGCAATTTGGGCCTTTCTCAGGTTTTGGCCCTGGCTTTTCTGATTTTGGCGCTGCAGCCGGCCTCTGTTGCTTTTGTAGTGTCTTGTAGCTTTCGCCGTCGTCATCTTCAACAGCAATGCCACCGACACCGCGCAACTGATACCGCGCAAGGTAGGTTGCAGCAGAGCCAACCGCCTGTGCAGCGTTGCGACTGTTGCCAATTGGTAGCGTGCAATTGCCCATTTCTAACGTTTGGTCTTTCCACATTAGCAACGTGCGACCAGTCATAAAACCGTCTGCACCGTCCACGGGTTGCAAAACCGCAATGCCGTGCTTGTTGAACGCTGGTACAACAATGTCACGCACTGCAGACAGGCTTGCATAGTTAGATTTGAAGTGCGGGTTTTTGCTGTCCTTGACTGCGTTTGTCATGTCTGCTTGCGCTGCAGCAATTGCAGAGGCAAAACAATCGTGATCGGTCTTTTTCTGGGCTGGCATCGTTTCTCCTGTTGTTGTTTGCATTCTATACCGGTTTGGAATATGCTTGTCAAGCATGCAAGCCAGGAGGTAACATGTCGACAGATTACACAGCAATTGGCAAGGCCGTTGCTGACACAAGAAAAAACAACGGGTTGACGCAACTGCAGGTGTGCGAGGATTTGTCGCACGTCGTTGGGATGTCGCAGGGCCGTCTGTCACGGTTAGAGCGGGGCGAATGGTTGCCAACTGCAGGACAGTTCGAACACCTGTTGCGGGCATTGCGTTGCACAGAAGAACAGGCGCAGAGCTTGCGTTTTCTTGCGTCCCAAGCATGCGAGCGGGTGTCAGATGCTGCGCGCTAATTGGGTTTTGAGGTTTCA